AGGAAAATAAATGTCAGACCCAAGACTAAAGCGAGCAGGAGTGGCAGGTTTCAATAAACCTAAGCGCACACCAAGTCATCCAACAAAGTCACATGTAGTTGTGGCTAAAGAAGGCGATAAGGTCAAAACTATTCGCTTTGGTCAGCAGGGTGTTACAGGCGACCATACGCCAACAGCAAGACAAAAATCATTTAAGGCTCGTCACGCAAGCAACATTGCCAAAGGCAAAATGTCTGCTGCGTACTGGGCAGATAAGGTGAAATGGTAATGGCTACAGGTTATGAAGGTTCAACACTCGTTGCTGAATTAAATAGACTTGCTAATTCTGGTACATACCCAGCACGCACTGCTTTCCTAGAGGCACAGGGAGCAGCAAATAAATATGCTGGCACTACTGGTCTAGGAATTTTGGCTGCTCTTAATTACAAGGCTGATTCTACTCGCACGCGAGATAAGTATAAAGATTTAAATGCCGTATGCAATGAACTTGCTAGTACCACAGGCAAGTCAGCCGTATCAGCCTTAAGGAGCATTAACCTGTGAGCACCCTTGAACAAATTACTGACCGTGTGGATACACTCCTTCACGGCTACAGCCTTAACATGGAATCAACTACATGGTTAACTGGTGCTGTAACAACTACAACACAGACCACCATTTCTGTCAATGATGCCAATGTTGTAAGCCGTGGTTTTGTTCAAATTGACGATGAGATTATGTATGTTAACTCTACTAGCAACATTGACAATACTCTTACCCTTGCACCATGGGGTCGCGGGCAACGCGGTACAATAGCAGCGGTACATGATAATTCATCTAAAGTAATGGTTGCTCCATTGTTTCCACGCTATGAAATTAAGCGTGCTATTAACGACACACTCAATGCAATGTACCCAAGCGTATTTGCTATTGGTCAATACCAGTTCTCATACATTGCTGCTCGTACAACTTATGATATTCCAGATGCAGTACAAAATGTATTGGCTGTAAGCCATCAAGTAATTGGTCCATCTAAAGAGTGGCTACCAGTTCGTGCTTGGCAATTAGACCGCACAGCCAACCCAACAGCCTTTGGCGATGGTACAAACTTTGGACACTCACTTGGTATTTACTCACCAGTAGTACCTGGGCGTACAGTCAATGTGGCTTATTCAAAGCGCCCAACAGTATTTGATTTAACTACTGCAACAAGCCAAGAATACTCAACAATAACTGGCATGCCTGACTACTCAGAAGATGTAGTTGTCTATGGCGCAGCCTTTCGTATGATTTCTTTCCTAGACCCATCACGCCTTGGTGCGCTCTCTGCAGAAGCAGATGTGCTTGATAACCAGCGTGGCTCACGAAGCGGAGAGAACGCAGCACGCTTCTTGTTCAATGTTTACAACACTCGTTTAAACGAAGTGGCGGAGAACCAACGCCGTCAATTCCCAATTCGTTCACACTACCAGAGATAAGGCACCCCCATGGCAGCAGGCGACCCAGGTACACTCAAGCGGAACTTTTCCGCTACCGCAATAGAAACAACGCTAGTCAACTCAATGACATCGGCAGCAACTGGCGATACAACCCCAAGCGTTTCTGTTGTATCCGTCAGCGGTTTTCCATCAACCGTTCCTTACACACTTATTCTTGGACCAGATACCAATAAAGAAGAAGTAGTTACAGTAACCGCTGCATCATCTACTACTCTTACTATTACTCGTGGACAAGATAATACACAGGCTGTTGCCCACGCTGCTGGTACATCTGTACGCCATGGTGTTTCTGCTCGTGACTTTAAAGAAGAACAAACTCACCAAGCAGCCCGTGGCTATGATTCTGATACTGCTATTCTTTCTAATGCTGGTTTAACACATGTGCATGGACTTGTATCGGGCGATGGTTCAGTAGTTGGCGCAGACCAAGCAGTAACTCTTACTCGTAAGACTCTTACAACCCCAACCATTAACGGTGCTACTCTTACAGGTACAGTAACTTCAACAGCATCTATTGTTATTAGCGGTGCAGGAACAATCACTGGTCTTTCATCTGCTGGCATGGTTGCTTCATCTGCAACACCTAAAAATTATGTAGATGCAATCCTTGGCTCAGCCACTGCTGCATCTACCTCTGCTGCATCCGCTGCAACTAGCGCTACATCTGCTGCTACATCAGCAACTAGCGCAGCAACCTCAGCGACATCTTCTGCATCCAGCGCAAGCGCTGCTGCAACTAGCGCATCTTCTGCTCTTACATCACAGACTGCTGCAGCCACTAGCGCTACTAGCGCTGCTGCCTCTGCAACGGCTGCTGCTACTAGCGCTACAAGTGCTGCAGCAAGTGCTACTGCTGCTGCTACTTCGGCTACATCTGCTGCAGCAAGTGCTTCTACTGCTGCTGCATCTGTTGCAACTATTGCAGGTTACTCAACATCTGCTGCTAACTCTGCTTCTGCTGCTGCAACATCAGCCACAAGCGCTGCTGCATCAGCCACTGCTGCTGCAACATCTGCAACTTCTGCTGCTGCATCTGCTACCGCTGCTGCTACAAGTGCTACTTCTGCAAGCGCAAGTCAAACCGCTGCTGCTACAAGTGCAACTAGCGCAGCAACATCTGCTTCATCAGCATTAACTTCTCAAACTGCAGCAGCAACTTCTGCTACAAGTGCTGCTACTTCTGCATCATCTGCTTTAACAAGTCAGACCGCAGCAGCAACAAGTGCTGCCTCTGCTGCTACAAGCGCATCATCTGCAGCAACTACATTTGATGACTTTGATGACCGCTACCTTGGCAGCAAGTCATCTGCTCCAACAATGGACAATGATGGCAACACACTTCTTGTTGGTGCTATCTATTGGAACTCAACATTAAACAATATGTATGTATGGTCGGGTTCCGCTTGGGTACAAATTGCTACTACTAGCGTTTACTCATCACCTACCCTTGGTAGTACAACTATTGCATCTGCTACTACATATACAAACATTAACGATTTAACTATTAACTCAACAACCATACCTTCATCTAAAACTTTAGTTGACACTAACTCAGGACAAACACTTACTAATAAAACTCTTAGTGGTATTGTTGCCGATGCTGACCCAAGCGTTGCTTTAGGTCTTGCTACTAAACAATATGTAGATGCTGTAGTTGGAAACACTAACTATCATGCACCAGTTAAGGCAGCAACTAATACTAACTTTGCTGCTACATATAACAATGGAACATCAGGAGTAGGAGCCACTCTTACTTCTAGCACAACTGGAGTATTTACTTTTGATGGCGTTACCGTAGCACTTACCGATAGAATCCTTGTTAAGTCACAAACAACTAATACTCAAAATGGAATCTATACTGTAACAACACTAGGCGCTACTGGAGTTGCTTGTGTCCTTACTCGTGCTACAGATGCTGACAATAACCCTGCTGGCGAAATGGCTAATGGCGATGTTGTATTTTGTACTGGCGGAACTCTTAACTCTGGCAAAACATTTATTAACGCAAGTACAAATCCAATTACCATTGGAACAAGCGCTATTATTTATAGCGAATACACAACAGCATTGCCATCACAAACTGGCAACTCAGGCAAATATCTAACCACTGATGGCACTACTCCTTCTTGGGGCGCAGTCCAAGGCGGGGCGCAAATCTACGACACACTAATGCTGATGGGAGCATAAATGGCTACAACATATAAAGTTCTAGGGCAGGTCCAGCCTAGTGCTAATACATTAACAACACTGTATACTGTTCCTGCAGCAAGTTCTGCAGTAGTATCTACAATTGTTGTTACAAATCTTGGACCGACTTCAACAACATATCGTATAGCAATCAGACCTTCTGGCGCAGCAATAGATAATAAGCATTACATTGCTTATGACATCTCTGTTCCAGCGGTAGATTCTTTATCATTAACATTAGGCATAACTCTTGCAACAACAGATGTTGTAAGCGTTGAGTCTTATTCTGGCTTAGCAGTATTTAATATATTCGGAAGCGAGTTCTAATATGGCACAAGGATTATTTTCATCAGGCACAACTAGCGTTGCTAGACCAACAGAACCTTCAGCGGTTACTGCAACAACATCTGCAATAACATCAGATGTTACTTTAGCATTTACTTCTGCAACTATTGGTGCTGCTGCAACATCTTATGTTGTAACTGGAACCGCTACTGGAGGAACAACTGTTACTCAAACTGTAACAAGTAGCCCAGCAACAATTACTGGGTCAACAGGTGGACTTCCTTATACATATGCAATGCGAGCACAAAATGCAAATGGTCAAGCGGGGCGTACTACTTCATCAGGTGCAGTTACTCCACCTGCTACTTACTCCCTTGTGCTTACCGCTAACTCAACGCAAAATTATACAATTCCATCTGGAAAAACAAAAATGTTTGTTGTTGCCGTTTCTGGTGGTGCAGCAGGAACAAGTGGTAATCCAGGTATACACAATTCAACATCAGGTGCTGGAGGTGTTGGTGGTGGTTCTGGTGCGATTGCAGCAGCATGGGAAATTCCCGTTACTGCTGGACAAACCGCAAGCATAACAGTTGGCGCTGCTGGTGGAATTTCAAAAGTTACCTATGATGCTGTTGATGTTGTTACTGCCAATGGTGCAAGCGGAGCAACTGGAGGAAATGCTGCATCAAACATTTCAACAAATATATCATTAACTAATGGCGCTACAGGAGGTAATGCTGGTACTGCAGTTGGAGCAAACCAAAGCGGTATTGCTGGTGGCGCTGGAGCAACCAAAACTTTTGATTCTACAAATGTTCCACTTGCTGGAACAAGCGTTCAATTTACTATTGGCTCTGGCGGTGGTGGCGGTTCTGGTGAGTGTTCACAAAATGTTACCAACAATAACATTACACCAGGCGCTGGCGGTGCAGGAAGCAATGGCGGTGGTACTGGTGGTACTGGTGGAGAGGGCAATGACAGCGGAACCATTCAAACTTCAGGTTCTGCTGGCGCTGCTGCAACACTCTTTGGCGCAGGTGGCGGTGGCGGTGGCGGTGGCGGTGAATCCTATGCTGCTGGTGGCGTTGCTAATGGTGGTGCTGGTGGAGCAGCAAGTGCTGGTAGAGTGTATGTCCTAGTTAGATAAAACAAACAAAGGACAAGCATGGCAAAAGAAATAACATTTACAAATATACTTGGATTTAATTTTTATCCACCTAAACCAGCAATAAAAGAAGTACCAGAGTGGTATAAAAATACTCCAGAATATGTTGGCGAAAATGGAAAAAAAATTACTATTGCTGGCATTATTCCAGTAACAATAAAAAAATGTATTCCAGTATTTGATGCAATGACATCAGGGTATATTATTTATACTCAAGTAGATGTTCAAGTTGAATATAAAGACAACTTGCCATATTATACTTGGGCGGAACAAAATGCAATTGCTTTTCACCCATTGCAACAAGCACCATTACATCCAAATAAAAATGAAGCACCTTACGCTAAATGGAATAATCCTTATTCAATTAAAACCCCGCCTGGATATTCAACTTTATTTACCCCCCCCATGCATAATCCAAATGGAATTTTTACCATATTGCCAGGAATAGTAGATACTGATTCTTATACAGCCCCTGTTAATTTTCCATTTATATTAAATGATATTACATGGGAAGGTTTAATTCCAGCAGGAACTCCAATTGCTCAACTTATACCAATTAAAAGAGATTCTTGGAAATCTAAAATAGGTTCTGATAAAGAAATAAAAGAACAAGAACTTTTGTATGCAAAATTAAAAACATTATTTTTTAATTCTTATAAAAGACAATTTTGGAATCGCAAAGAATACAAATAAACAATACTTAAATCCCCCTGAGCATGGGTTTAAACTGCTCATATTTTTATGTCTTAATACCCTAAGGAGATACAGTGGCTAGTCGTTCACCCGATATATCCGAGCGCACGATAATTGATTTATCTGGTCGCCTCTCTACATACTATGACTTAAACGGTAACGCCTTTGACATGGCTATTGGTGGTTTGCCATTTATCATGGCAGTAACAGACAACACTCCATACAAACGACAGACTGCAGAGTTCCGTGCTCAGCGTGTAGACCAAATGCGTGACCCAGGTGAACACACACTTGCTGGTTCAGGTTACTGGACACGCAGCCAATCTTCTTGGCACTATGGTGAAGGTGTTCAATTTACTGAGCCAATGGAAGGTAACGATAACGAAGTTCGTTTCCGTTTCCGTGACTCATACGGCATTGACCCATGGACTCCAGGACAAATCAACCTACTTAAAAAGACCACACTTGTTCAGGCTTTTAGCGGTAACTGCAAGATAGATACAGGTGCTGATACCTCTGGCGTTGCCTTCCTTGTTGCTACAGATATGGCACCACGCGTAGCACAAACTAATGCAATCTATAAAATTACAAGCGCTGGTACATCTACCGCCCTTGTTACCTTTGCCTCTATTAGCAATGAAACAATCCTTGGTACCACATCTGATGGTACATACTTGTATGTTGCTACCACTGCTGGTGTATACGATATTAAATTATCTGATGGCACAACACATAAACAATATACATACAATAGTTTGACTGCAGACCATGCAGTTCTTAAATATGTTAAAAGCCGTATTGTTGCTGCATTTAAATTTACCAATGGAACATACTCAGCGTATCAACTTTTATTTCCAGATAAAGGTGGTGGTGCAGCCAGTGATATTAAATCAACAATGGCTTCAAGCCATGGAACTCTTATCAATGGTTCAACCGTCATGCCCACATTATGGACATGGACTTCCATTACAGAAGGCTCTAATGCTATCTACTTAGGTGGCTATGCTGGCGAACACTCTAGTATTTTTAAATTAGCAGTAGATAATACTGGCGCTTTAGGAACTATTGTTACCGCTGCCGTCATGCCACGCGGTGAAATAGTATTATCTCTTTATACATACCTTGGCACATACCTTATGCTTGGCACAAACAAAGGTGCACGCATTGCAACACTAGACCAAAACGGTGACATGAACTATGGACCACTGGTATTTCACAATGAGAACGGTGTTTATGATTTTGAAGGGCGCGACTCTTATATCTGGGCTGGCAATACCAACGGAGTAAATACCAGTTCAGGTACAACACGCATTAACCTTGGTCAACCACTTACTCTTATTGGCTACGCTCAGCCTATATCCACAGGTGTGTATGCCCGTGCAACAGATGTCTTTGCCGATGGTATTACTGGCGCTGTTAAAGGTGTTCGTATTCTTGGTGATGGTAACCAAGTTGCTTTTGCAATCTCTGGCTCTGGTATTTGGTTGCAACATCCAACAGACCTAGTTACATCAGGACAAATCCGCACTGGTCGTATTCGTTATGACACCATGGAAAACAAAGCATGGAAGCGTATCCGTATCCGTACTACTGATGACTTAGCAAATGGTGACATTGAAGTCTATAAGATTGGTGCAACTGCAGACACAGTTGTGACTACACTTTATGAAGGCACTAGCACCACTGCTGATATTGATTTAAATGATGCTTACCCAGAAGCAGGACCAGATGCATCGTTTAAACTTACTCTTACTCGTAACACTACTGATGCAACCACTGGTCCTGTAGTAGTGGGCATTGCTGTTAAGGCTTTGCCAACGCCTACTCGTGCACGCATCCTGCAAATCCCACTCTTTTGCTTTGACAAAGAAACAGATAAGACAGGACAAATCATTGGCTATGAAGGTTACTCAAAGGAACGCCTTAGCGCACTAGAAACTATTGAAGCCATGGGAGAAACAGTTATCCTCCAAGACTTCAACGCAGGTGGCGACCCATTTGAAGTCATCATTGACCAAGTTACTTTCACTCGTTCCACTCCATCAAACCGTAACTACACAGGCTTTGGTGGCATCATACAAATCATAGCAAGAACGGTAGTTTAAACATGACAGCATCAGACTGGGCTGCACTAGCAGTTTCCATTACAACTTTAGTTGTTGGTTTTACTGCATCAGTTCGCTGGTTAGTAAAGCATTATCTTAGCGAACTCCGCCCCAATTCTGGGTCAAGCCTCCGAGATTCCGTTGACAGATTAGAGGAGCGCGTAGACCGCATCTACGAAATGTTATTAAATAAATAATTGAAAGGTTAAAGTGAAACTTCCCCCAAAGTTCCGCAACAGTTTAACAGTATTCTTTATTCTCTTTAACTCTATGTTCTTGTTTCCCATGATGGCAAGGGCAGAAGATGTACCAACGGTTACTACTATTGTTACCGCAGGTGGAGATGATGTATCGTATAGAGTTCCACTACCAGTAGCAGTTGTATTTGATGGCGTTACTTATCAAGATGTATATGCCACAACCAACTCAGTCATTACATTTGGTAGACCTGATGGCACATACTGGGATTATCCAGTCACTCCATCTATCTCTATTGAATCACGCGACTGGTGGGCTTTGCCTACTCGCATGCCTGATACACATTTTATTATCAATGTAAGTGATGGTGGCTTTCAAGTAGACGGCGCATACCGTCCTTATGGAACCTATGCTGGCGATGTAACTGCCATTGTTATTACTGCACAGATTCAAACAGATGGCACCGTTGCATATACATACAATGTAGAAGGACCTTTGCTGGGTAATGAGCGCACAGGTGCGCGATTAACAGATGGAACTATAGTAACTCTTGAGCAAGCAGGTGTAACTCAGGTTGCTGTTGTTCCTGTTTTGGAACCAACACCCGTGGTTCCTGTACCAGTACCACCTGCCCCTGTTCCAGAACCGCCTGTCGTAATCCCAGACCCAGTGCCAAGTCCAGAACCTCAGCCTCAACCTGTGCCAGGACCCCGCCCAATGCCCGAATACGAGCCTCCAGTCCAGCCATCAGAACCCGAACCGATGCCAGAGACTCCTCCAGAGGAGGCACCTCAGCCTCCTGCAGAAGAACCTCCTGCTCCTGTAACTCCTGAACCTGAGCCTGAACTTCCACCTATAGAACCAGACCCAGCACCAGAGCCAGAGCCAGAAGCACCTGCTGTAGATGAGCCAATAGAAGAATCCACTCCATCCGAACCTCCAATAGTAAATGTTGATGATGTCAACCTTGAAAGTCTAGCACCTGATACACCAGTTGAACTGGCTAATGGCGTGGTGGTTACAGCGCAAGTCGCAATGGCTGTGGAATTGTTACAAAACCCAGCAGAATTTGTACAAAACTTACTTACCGACCCAATCGCAGCACTCACTGCTCTTGGTTCAGTAGGTGCTGACCTTCCCCCAGAGGTCCGTGAAGAAGCCGAGAAGGTGGTTGTTGCGGCCATCATCGCAGGCAACATCGCAACCCAAGCAGCAGCAACCGCTGCAGCATCAGCAGTGATTAGGAGAAAACCATGAAGAACTTTCTATCTGATATTGCCAACCAACTGTGGACTCTCCTCGGCATGTTCATTGCCTGGGTAGTCCTTGAAGGCTCAGCCAAAACAGTTGTTGGTTATTCAATCGTGTTAGCCCTGATTGTATGGACTATCACTTTCAAACTACGCAACCCTAAGGAATAATAATGGAAACACTTAAGAGTGTACTAATGAGAATCATGGCTGTTATTGCAGCCGAAGCGCTAGGTGTTATTGGCGCTGGTTCACTTGTAGGTATTGAAGTATGGCAAGCAGGAGTCCTTGCTGGTGCACTTGGTGCAGCACGAGTTCTTGAAGCACTTGCTCGTTTCTACCTAGCAGACGGCAACTTATCAGCAGAAGAAATTAACGAAGCCTTTGCTAAGGTTGACAAGAAAGCGAGTGCATAGTGGGTCAGCGTTTAGATTTTATTGAGACAGCCAAGTCACAACTTGGTGTCATTGAAGGACCTAAAGATAATGAAACAAAGTATGGTGCCTTTACCAAGGCTAACTTCCAACCATGGTGTGGGTCATTTGTTAACTGGTGCGCCAATGAAGTTGGCTTGAAGATTCCTAACTGTGTGTATACACCAGGTGGAGCCTCAGCATTTATGAAGAAGGACCAATGGGAGAAGGCAAGTGATACTGCTCAGCCACTACCAGGAGATATAGTGTTCTTTGATTTCCCTGGAGATGGCGTAGACCGTATCTCACATATCGGTATTGTCGTTAAAGATAACGGCGATGGAACAGTTACCTGTATTGAGGGCAACACAGCCCCTGATAAGAAGGGTGACCAACGAAACGGCGGGCAGGTATGCCTCAAGGTTCGTGCGTTCAAGAAGAAGAACGGCTCCAAGTTACGCAAGTCACAAGCCGTGACTATCGTTGGCTTTGGTAAACCAGTCTTTAAATCATAAAGGAGAAACATGTTAGACACAAACAAAATCAAAGCGATTGCATTGTCCTATGCTCGTGCAGCAGCAGCATCAGTTATTGCTCTCTACACAGCAGGTCAGCATGACCCAAAGACACTGGCTATTGCCTTTGTTACTGGTCTAGTAGGTCCAATCCTCAAGGCATTGGATTCAAGTGCACCAGAGTTTGGTCGCACCAAGTAATACTTTAAACAGAGAAGCCCCTCGCTTAATTGCGGGGGGCTTTTTTGCTTTCCCAATCTTTATTATCTTGTGTCTTAAGACGGTGGCAGTTGGCACATAGGGTCTGTAGGTTTGATATGTCATTGTTTAAATGGTTGCCATCTATATGGTCAACATCTAATTGAGTGCGATGGACAGCAACAAACCCGCACGACTCACAATAATCTTTTTTATTCTTGTACTGACTAGAGCGATACAAGTTATATTTATTTCTACAAGACCAACCGTATTGTTTCTTTTTTAATCTTGTAGGTCCACAAACTGCACAGATACCCCATCGTTTGGCTGGGTTCTTGAGCAGCATCTTATGCTGCTGAGGCTTATCCGCCCGTGGAGTAGAAGCCCGTGGCATTAAACTTTACTGGTGTTGGTGTGTATACCTGGCTCATCAACTCTTGACAGCAGGTTGGTACCCAATTGCTACCTATTGGTTTGTCTATCTCTTGCACCCCGCCACATGCGCTGCATTTGTAATCATATTTTGCCATTGATTAACTTCTTCAAGGTGCTAATCCTACGGAGGCGAGCCTGTTGTTCTCTGACAACCCCGTATCTAAAACCAATCTTAAACATAATAGTATTGCTTAAGACATAAACTATAATTAAAAAAATATATTTCATTTCACATCCGCTGGAGTAGGAACTTTAACAAGGGCACCACACTCAGCGCACTCTGCATCTACAAACCACATTGATATATCATTATCGTCAAACATACAGCCCACTTTGAAAAGGCGTGAGCCACAGAAACACACATGAACAGGACCAAGACTTCGCATGTCTACTTTGCTACTATCTAGTGCACCTGCTCGGCTTAGCAGCCTCGCTAGTACTCTACTTAAACTGTTCAACACGAACAGCAGTGTACACAGATTTAATTACATTGGTGTAATTCACCTCGGCGTGTCGCATTTATAGAGCAGACATCGTGTAGTAGTCTCCTCTATTGAAGGAGAAACATGACACTTGAACTGGTTACGGGTAAAAACTATGTATCCCACTCCGCCATGTCAACATGGCTTGGGTGTGGATGGCAGTATTACCTATCCCGTGTAGTACATGTGCCCGAAGCGCCATCGTATTGGTTAGCAGGGGGCAAGGCAGTACATGAGTGCACGGAATACTACGATATAAAGCCTGAGGGTTTTGACCCTGTTGCTGTATTTAAAGAGCGATGGGAACACAACTACAAAATGGTAGACAACGGCATGCCTTGGCGTGCTGGTGGCAGGGCAACTAAAGCAAATCCAAACAAGGAAGATGCTGAGTGGTGGCTTGCTAATGGACCTAAGATGGTTGACTACTGGATTCAATTCAGAGAAGAAAGCGGTTGGAAAATTTGGGATACTCCCGAAGGTACACCTGCTATTGAAACTGAAATGAATCAAACAATCAGGGGCGTAAACATTAAAGCGTTCCTTGACCGAGTAATGGTTGCACCAACTGGAGAGTTGGTAATTGTAGATATTAAGTCAGGAAGTGCTGAGCCTAAATCTCAAACACAACTTGGCATCTATGCAATCCTTGTGGAGAAAACCTTTGGTATTCGCCCAGCACTTGGTAGTTATTTTATGGCTCGCACAGGTGAACTAACACAACCTGTTGACCTTTCCCGATTTACCGAGGCACGCCTTGGTAACTGGGTCAAGGGCTTTGAGATAGCAGTCACTAATAAAATCTTTATCCCAGCACCTGGGTTTATGTGTGGTACATGCCCTGTAAACTCATCATGCTATGCAGTGGGTGGAAAAGACTCACACCTTTATCCCGAAATACCTATAGGAGAAACAAATGACTGAAGCGCTATACCAAATCAATGTAAAGACACCTAAGGGTTCTTTACTAAACATCCGTGCATCATCAGAGGCTGAACTTGACCAAGCCCTTGATGGTTTAACACTTCGCATCTCAGCAATTTCTGACCTTGAGACAACCATTGATGCAGTATGTGCAATATCAAATGCAGGTCTTAAGCCAGAAATTATTAGCCATACTGCAGTGGCAGCGGTTGCACCTTCATACGCAGCAACAGGTTACAAGCCAGCAGGTGTTGTACCTGATTGCACATGTGGTGGTGGACCAATGCGCTTGGTACCAGCAGGTATTGCTAAGGCAACAGGTCGTCCATACAAGGGCTTCTATGCATGTCCTAAGCCACAGGGTCAGGCTTGCCAGAACAAAGTATCCCCATAACAGATGCGCTTACTCAGCCGTGCTATTAGAACAGAGTCACGAGGAGGTGCCACGCTTCCTGTCGTGTGGCACTCCCTTGCTGCTCAACAAATAGCAGTCCGTTACGGCGAAGTAAGCATGATTGCAGGACCGCCAGGGGCAGGCAAGTCAACGCTTGCTTTGTCTTTGGCGGTTCGTGCAAAGGTGCCTACTCTTTACATCTCTGCAGATACACACTCACACACGATGAGCCTTCGCTTACTTGCTTTGTTAACTGGTAAGCCACAGTCAGAAGTTGAACCACTCATGGAATTGGATAGAGATTGGGCTGCACAAATGCTCAAGCCTGCTGACCATATCTACTGGGAGTTTGACTCAGCACCAACACTTAAAGATATAGAGGATGCGGTACTTGCTACTCGTGAACGCCTTGGTGAAGATGTTAAATTGATTGTGTTAGATAACGCAGTAGATGTAACGATGGATTCACAAGACGAGTGGGGTGGATTGCGTACCCTTATGAAGGAACTTAAATGGTGGGCTAGAGAAACTGGAGCAGCAGTAGTTGTGTGTCACCACACCAGCGAAGGCGTACTAGGTAATCCATGTCCACCACAGAAAGCACTTCATGGAAAGGTTGCACAAACCCCATCTCTTATTCTCACAGTACATAACCAAGTATCAACGATGGGTGTATGTGCAGTTAAGAATCGTTACGGACCCGCCGATGCCACAGGTGGCACACCAGTATGGCTTTCATACGACCCTGCAAGTATGCAGGTATTAGATGTTGGACAACCTTAAGGAGATAAGATGGGCGAGATGATTGTTACACCAGTGGGTAGTCCTTGGGAACTAACCATTGCACAGAACGAGGGAGAAATCCCACCAGATAAAGTTAAAGATGAGATTGCAGTACCAATAGCCCCATTGTTGACTGACATCAAGGCACAACTAATGACAGTGCCAAGAACACTTACATACACAGTCGGATGGAGAGCACTTGTTTGGCAGAATAAAGAAACTGGTAGGTTTCAAGACCTCACCGAAGAACAATGGCAAGCCTACCAAAACGGCGGAATTGTTACCTTCGGAACAGGAACTACGGAAAGCAATGACCAAGATGCAAGTGCCGATGGAGATTCAGGAAGCCCTGCTTAGCGAACTACCCAATGTAATAGAGCAGGTTGAAGAAGCAAGCAAACAAATCTTTGACCCAAATACTATTTGGTTAGAAGCAATGCAGTATGCGGATTATGTTGAGCAGTTGGCTAAGCATTTGCAAGAGGACCATGGACCTGATTGCAACAGTGCAATAGCAGAGCAGTTGATTAACCTTTCTGCCTCGTTCAAAGAGATGGGCGAGGGAGCATTACAAGCGATAGATGAAACGGAGAACATGGATGGCGAACAGTAATCAAGAAACATTATCTATCGGTTGGTGTGACAACGGTATGGTGGATGGCAAGTTTGCCGAAGGCATCATGTACACCACGGTGACTGCACCTACTCACAAGATGGCAATTAACAATGCCTTGCGAGTACAAGGTAATCAGATTGGCAGGCAACGCCAAGCCCTGCTTGACATGTGGTATGACAAAGTAAAGACAGACTGGTTGTTATGGGTTGACTCCGACATCGTACTTACGACAGAAGTTCTTGGCATGCTATGGAAGATAGCCGATAAGAATACAAAGCCAGTTGTATGCGGTACTTACTTTATCTCTAAACAGATGGAGTCATCACTCATGCAACCTATGCCTGCTTTGTTTACTGAGGTAAGTGAATTTGAAATTAGATACCTTCACCCTTTACCTAAGGATGAAGTAGTAAAGGTTGATTGTGCAGGCTTGGGTCTTACCCTTATGCACCGTAGCGTTGTACCTAAGTTGCGGGCTGTATCACCTGACTACTCTGTCTTTGCTGAGAAGGAAGGGTTGGGAGATAAGTTTGTTGGCGAGGACATTGTGTTCTTCCGCAACCTAAAGAAGGCGGGCGTTGATGTGTATGCACACACAGGTGCCATTGTTAAACACATGAAGCGCTTTGCCTATGATGAGAATTTCTATGCGTTGTATTGGCAAGCAGCAGCAGTAGCAGAGAGGCAGACAAATGGTGACACAACAAAAGAGTAACAAGCGTAGAGGCGCAGCCTTTGAGATTGACTTGGCTGATTGGTTTGTTGAAGGCGAGTATGATGCTCAACGCTTACCTCGTGCTGGTCGCAATGACATAGGCGATGTCTTTCTTAAGACAGTAAATGATTCGTATGTGATTGAGGCAAAGGCACCACGGCGTGACGGCAAGATAGATTTATCTGGCTGGATTCGTGAGGCTCAACTTGAAGCAGAGAACTATCGGATTGCTAAGAAGTTACGGATAGCACCGACCGCTTTAGTTATTATCAAGGCATCTAACAAGGGTATTGAGGAGGCTTATGTAGTTCAAAGGCTTAGTGATGCTCTTGCAAAACTCTAAGCATGACCTTGGCAAGGTGCTTGAACACTATGGCTTTGACCTACCTCAAGGTAAGCGTGGTTGGGTAACAGTACGGTGCGCTTTCCATGGCGACAGAGTAAAGTCTGCTCGTCTTAATACAGAAAACGGTGGGTTCCGTTGCTTTGGTTGCGACATGGCAGGTGATGTGTACTCAATTATTATGAAGAAAGAAGGGGTTACTTTCAATGAGGCTAAGCAAATCGCAGAGAGAATTACTGGCGAGAGCAACGGAGAACTACGCACAAAACATAGCGGAGATTCTTCCGTATCTACAGAGTCGCGGTATAACAGAGGAGACGGCGCGTACCTTTCACCTCGGCTTCGTAAGCAATCCTGAGGTTGGACATGAACCCTATGTCGGGAAACTTAGTATCCCTTACATCACTCCTGCTGGTGCTATTGACATACGCTTTCGTTCACTTGGTATAGATACAGCAGGACCGAAATATCTGTCACGACCAGGTGCATCAACCCACATCTATAACATCAACGCACTCAACAGAGATGACGATGCATTGATTGTATGTGAAGGTGAATTAGATACTGTTGTTGCTACACAAGCAGGGTTCACAGCAGTTGGATTGCCAGGGGCTAACAACTGGAAACCTTTTTACTCTCGTGTTCTTGCTGACTGGGATAAAGTTATCTTGCTATGTGATGGTGACAATGCAGGCAGAGAGATGGCTAAGAACTTAAGTCGTGAACTAGACAATGTGTTTCCTGTGTTCATGCCCGAAGGTCAAGATGTAAATGATGTATACTTACAAGAGGGTGCAGAAGGATTACGCAGACGAGTAGGGGTATAAGTGGAACCAATTCGCCAAGTTCACGGTGATGGTATACGAGAACAGGTGATGGCTACTAAACTGTCAGAGATTTATCCTTGGAAGTTTTATGACACGCCACGCTTTTACTTTACCGATTTCCACATCACTAAACTGCATGACCATGGGCGAGAGAACTACATTGGTGACCTTGAATTAAAGTGGCTTAAGTCAGATAGTTCTAAGCCAGCCATCTTTCCTTTTAATAAACTACAACAGATGTTAATAGCACCACCATACACAGATGGTGTTGATTGCTTTCATCGTATCTGCTTTCGTTTCTCTGATGGCTTGTTAATTATTCCAGCGCGTGAACTTGGTAGTCTCATACCAGTCTTTCATACCCGTTGGGATACACAAGAGCGAGACTTAGTTGTGTTCGTGCATGCATCAGATTATCCACAATACTGGGTTCCCCAAATTGTAAATGAGGAATAATGACAGAAAAAGAATTACTATGGGAAACTGTATACAAGTGTGCTCGCCTGAGTGCATCTCGTTGTGTTCGTATCCATAACAATCTTGTTACAGCAGATGATGTATACCAACACCTTAACCTTTGGGCAGTAGAACATTGGCACAAGATTGAGGAGTGGGAGTCGCAGGATTCTCTTATCTTTAAACTCAAGCGCACATTTAATAACGAGTCACAGAAGTTTGCCGCTAAAGAGAGAGCACACCGCACAAAATCTACGCCAACGGATTCTTTCTATTACACACATGAGATTCTTCAAGAGTTATTGAAAGATGTATGGGAGTACACCAACTGGGTTGAGTCTACTGTGCACCGCGATGGTGAGTTCATTAGTAAGAGCAGTAAACCTAGCGAAGGATTCAATCGTGAGGCTATGCTAAGTGATGTGTCTTTCGGTCTTAAGAAAGTACCAGAGCAAGATAGAATTTTATTGAAGCGCAGATTTGCAGAAGGTGGCACGGACATAGATGCCCTTGCCCTTGAGTATTCCATTAGCGATGAGGCTATGCGTAAGCGTGTCTCTCGTGCACTTACTAAGTTGCAAGAGCGTGTCGGTGGTGAGCAACCTCAATGGAATAACCGTAGATATAAAAAAGTAGATAAGGAACAGTAATGATAATTGGATTAAGTGGATATGCACAATCAGGCAAAGATGCAACGGCTAACTTGTTGTGTCTTAATTACGAATACGAACGGCGTGCATTTGCTGACCCAATTCGTACTGGTATCTATCGCCTCAACCCTTGGGTCTCTGCATCCAATCGCGTTGCTGAATTAGTAGATGAGTATGGTTGGGATACAGCAAAGCATAACCCTGAGGTGCGCCGTCTGATGCAGGTGTTTGGTACTGAGGTAGGTCGCAAGATGTTTGGCGATAACTTCTGGATTAAGACAGCACTCAAAGATTTAGTTGGTACTGAACGCATTGTTATTAGTGATGTTCGTTATCCTAATGAGGCTGATGCAATCAAAGCGTTGGGCGGTACCATGTGGCGTATCAACAGACACAACCATCCCGCAGTTAATGGTCATGCATCTGAGCATGCGATGGATATGTATATGTTTAATCATGTTATCTATAACGATGGAACACTTGATGACTTAAGTGATGAAGTGTTCATGCTTGCTAAAGAACTTGACTTAGATAAATAAACTGTCTTAATACATAGAGAAACCCACCAGAGACAGGAGAGTATCTGATGGGTTTTTCTATGCCCATCAACCCTATGCGCTTCCCCTACACATGGGCTGATGAACAGTCGTACTATAAACCTGCATGCGTTGGGTCTGCAACTTCTATACCCAACTCCTTACGAATCTTGGCTCGCATTGGTGGTGTTGTACCACCCCATACTCCCCATCTTTCTGAGGCTATGCCCCACTCAAGACATGCTTCCATGGCTGGGCAGTCGGTACACATGCGGGTGAACATGCGCTCCTCATCGGCGCTGAATAGTTCCTTGGCTGGGTAAAACACCTCGGTATCTACGCCTTCGCATACTGCACCCTTAAACAAACTTGGGTTGTATCTTAAGATATACTGTATGAGACCACGCTTACGATTGTTGCGTGGATTGGTGGTCTTTCTAAGTAACTTGTGGTATTTAATTTCCATGTCTTAATACCAACCCTTGGCTAACCAATGAGCGTATGCTCTACATACTCCGCCTGTTTTTCCATAGTGTCTATCTATGTAAAGCAAGCCAGCATCTACTTGGTGGTAACCATTAGGGGTTGGTTTTATTTTTAGAATTTTCCATGTCTTAAGTTGTAACTGTGCTATACCTGAGGCACCACTTGATTTATTGACAGCCTTCGGTCGCCAGTTAGATTCCTTTGTCCACAATTCATAAAGGCAAGGGTACTGTTCAAGTTTATCTTGCTTGGCAAGTTGGTCTATGGCATAGCGTTGGTAATCGTTCTGATAGTAAGCAACTAACCTGCCATGTGGTGGCATGATTACCTCCTGAACTGGTGTCTTAAGAACGAATAACAATCCGAATACTATGGTCGTTACAATCCACAGTCGGGCATGAGGGTGTATCAGTCGGGTGAAGTTAGGCATTGGCTTCTAGTTCCTTCTCTGCTCGGTCATGCAAGTATGTATCTATTGCTCGTTCTTCTTGTTCTAGTTGTGACTTAAGACACACATCACATTTCTCATACATATAGTGCATGGTGCGTGGGTTCTTAACTACTGCGCCACAACCTAAGCATTGAATCATAAAGGTAGTCATCAGTACTGCTCCTTTACTTCCACTTTGGTGTGTGCCTTGGCAAAGTCCAGCGTGTGATACAACCTGTTGTTCTCATCATCATCAGCCCAGTCGGGTGAAGATACAAAGCGTGCCTCACTATCAAGCCATGTTGTTTCGTACCCATCATGGCTATCCCAATGCAAGATAACTCTATACTCCACACCATCACGAATAAAGGTTATGTCTTTATCGTATGCTGTTTCTGTCTTAAGTACTGCTCCTACCTCTATCATTGTCTGTCTCCTGTCTTTAGTTTGTTTTCGTACTGCACCATTATGTCATGCCAAAAATCAAAGTCTTTGTTATTGGTCGTGGCGTTGCGTTGTTCTCTTGCCCGTCTTGCTAAGGCGCGAGCCGTTATCTGTGATGGTAGGCAAGGCACACAGTACGGATAGTTGTTACCCGCTTCTTCTTGTACCTGCCCTTGACTATCTGCCCATGCGGTGTCATCTTCATCAAGATTACCTTGACATTTGTGACATGAATACTCAGCCATTAGTTACCTTCTGTCTTAAGTAACAATTCATTTTGTTTATCTAAAAAGTTACTTAATGCTTCGGTAATTTCTTCTTCTCTGCCGATGAACTCACCATCACCTGCATATCCATACTCCCACTCGCGGGTTTCTGTATTGTAAATAGAGCCTTTGTTAAAGACTTGTTCCTCTGTGTCTATGTCTATGTTCCAACGATTTGTTTCTTCGTCAAAGACAATCGCATAGTGGTATCGTCTACTCATTGTTCTTCTCCTGTCTTAAGTACTGAAAGCAAAGCCTCAAGGTGGTCAAGAGCCTGTTGCTTACGCTTATAGTTGGTACCTAACATTTGGTTAGCCTTCTTAAGTGTGCTCCCATTACGGGTCATTTTCATACCTGTCTTAAGTTCTAACTTAATCCATGATACGAGGCAGATGAGGACATACAAGTCCACACCCACCCCTCCTGCGCTGGTCATCTCGCCGTTCTCGTTAAAGTCCATGTGCTTATGACCTGTTGTTAGTGCTTCTAGTGTGCGTTCGGGTAGCATTAGTTATCTCCTGTCTTAAGTACGAAGTTATCTCCGTAATCGTTTGCTTGTGTAAGTATCCAGCCTTCACGCTGTAACTTTTCAATCTCGTACTCATACTCTTTTGCTGTGCTGAATAACCCATTGAGTAACCAGCGTGTTGTTTCACCTTGCTTTGTTGCTTTAATTGCCATGATGTTCTCCTGTCTAGTTGGTAGTACTACTTTGCCACCTGTTGGCATAGTAGGTCAAGCATTTGTAGTGTGATGTTGGTCACTTAGTAGGGAAGTAACACTCTGTCATTGTATTAAGACAGAAGTGGTCGTCTACCCACCAGACATGACCTGCGACCCACCAGATACCAGCGAGTGCAATCATGGTTGGAATAATGACGAGCACTATCCATCCTCGGCGTGTTAGTTTCATTTCAATCCTTTCGTTGCAAGGCTTGATGCAATCAAACGCAAAATCTTTTTGTCTTTATCGCTTAAGACATAATCTTGTGCATGTTGGCATTGGTCAAGGGGGATAAGGCAGTCTCCGCAAATGGTTGCTTGAATCCTTGAGTGAAACTCCGATAACTTTTCCGTTACATAATTTTTGCATGTTGTCTTGTGTTGGTCATAGACATAAGCATCACAGACCACACAATTATTGTTTATGTCGTAAGTCACGATGCCACCGCCGTAAGTTCTGTCTTAATAACTGAGAGTGCTTGGGTGAGGGTCTTGATTGTTTTGATGTCAAGATTTTCAATCTTTTCCCATGAGTAAACCTGCTCGCCAGTCACTC